TCTCATCACAGCTGATGCCTTCCCACTTCACGCGCACCATGCCGTCGCGGGCATTGATGGCCAGGGCCGAGACGCACCAGCCTTCGCGCAAGACGTAGGTGGAATTGTTGGCCAGCTCGGCCGTGACCGTGACATTGACCATGCCATCAAAGTCCTCGATGGCCAGGCCCGGCACGGTTGACACATCACCTTCGATGGAAGGCACGCGCGGCAATTCGCTGTAGCCATGGATGTAGTCCTGGCCTGCGATACCGGCGCGCTCGATCACCGATGGCGTGACGGTGAAATTGCCACGCAACGGATATTGATTGCCATCCACTTTAAGGAAGGCGATGCCTGCTATTCTCTGTGCCATGTCTCTGGCTCCTTATGAAATGCAAACGGCCCGCCGTGAGGCAGGCCGTTTTGCAAAGTTGAGTTGTGATTTTTAGGCTGCGATTGCGGTGTCGAGGCCGCGATCATATTGCAGGCGGAACTGGCACAGCACTGCGAACACGCGCAGCTGGTTCACCAAATCTGGCGGATACAGGACGTTGACGCGGTTCGGGTCATTGGGATCACGCTCAACAATCAGGTTGGCCTTGAAGGCTGCACCGTTCTCCACCAGGCCGTTGAACTCATCGACGCGATACTGTGCGACCAGCTCGGCCTTGATGATCTTCGGCGTGACAATGGCCTGGCCAGCACCGAACCTGGTGCCGTCATCGGCCAGCTTGTGCCTCGGGAATTTGCTGGTGATGGCTTGGCGCTGATTGCGCAGCAGCTTGGTCAGCGTGGCCAGCGTTGTCACCAGCTCATAGGCATCATCGGAATTGCCGTAAAGGTTCTTGGTGTAGGTTGTGCTTTCCCGCATGATCATCGGTGTGATGTTGACCGTGCGCTGAGTGGCGATGCCGCCATAGGCGAGCTGGTTTAATTCCGAAAGCAGGAAGCGGCCCTGGCCCTGTGCAGGCAGACAGCCATCCAACTGCAATGTCTGCAGCGGCCTGGCCGGATCATTGACCAGGGCGCGCGCTGCCTTGGAGGTGTAAGCCGCTGCCCATTCATAGGTCGGGGTCGGTGAGGTCGGCTCAATCCCCAGGATGGAATTTTGCGCACTATTGCGCGTGTCACCAAAGGTCAGCAGCGTGGACAGTGTGCCGCGTTTGGCTGCGTACAGACCGCCGTAATGCTGGCGGATAAAACCCCAGCGCCCGCTGTCGGAAAAACCAAACTCGGTTTCCCAGGCCAGCAGAGAGGTCGAGTCCGTGAACGGCATGCAGACATAATCCACCTCGGTTTCGCCAAGGTTGGTGATGGCATTGGTCATCACCGGCACACCAGTGCCACCGGTCATTGGTGTGTATGTCAGCGTCAGTCCCTGCGGCAATGTTTCACCGCCGACGCTGCCGTAATAGCTGTCCGATATTTGGATGTCGTCACCCTCGGTGCCTTTGAATTTGGCGGTAACGGTAACGGCACCTGCGGTTGCTGTTGCCATCACCGGCAGATCGGCATCGGCATTGATGGCGGCTGCAATGGCTGTGGCAACAATGGTCGGCGTATCGGTGGCACCGGCATAAACGGGGACATTCTTCCCGGCGATGTAGAGGTTGAGGGTGCCTGCCTGCGTCGGCGCGGTGCTGACTGTGATCGAGCCTGCTGCAGCAGCTCCGGTCGGATCAGCCAGCGGCAAACCCCACACCGGGTTTGCCCAATTGTTGGCGAAGAACGCGCGGAACATGCAGGCCAGGTGTGACCCTTGACCGAACAGCGCATCGGCCTGTGCCTGTGATGCCACCGGGATTGGCACATCAGGTGCAGCTGTCCCTGATGCACTCATGATGCCAACCAGGAGTGAACGGCCCAGCGTGGCAGGCAACCCGGCCATCGAGCTGTCAAGCTCGACCCAGTACAAAGGCATGCGCCACGACGCCGGAATTGAATTAAACGAGATTGGCATTTTCATTCTCCTTTTTGATGCGAGCCTTGCCCGCTCTAACGGCTTCACTCATTTTTTTGCGTTCACCTTCGCGCGCATATCTCTGTCTTGCCGCCTCACTCATTGCAGCCTTGTGCGCTTGTGATTTTGGCGTCCCCTTCGTTGTCGCGCTCTGCGCTGCGCGCGATGCCTCACTACGAACGTGACCTGTAAGTGCTTTTGATAGATTGTCGCGCCACGCGCCCGAACGCCGAGCCTCTTGTGCCGCCATACGATCAGACTCGATCTGCTCGCGTGTTCGTTTTGTCTTTCGCATGTTGGCGCGGACTGCTTCGGTGAACTCAATCACTGGCTTTCCGCCGCGCGATCTATTCCAGCCAACTCCAGGCTCAGGTCGCAATGTGCGTTCCAGCACCAGGCACTCACTCTTTGTGCCGGTGAAAATAATTGACCATTCAAAATGCGCAGGAAACCGCGTGTTGCGCTGATGCGTTGAAAGCCTCTGCATAAACGCGCCGCTGATGCCGACATAGCCGTGCCGTTGTAGGCAGATGCAACACTCATCATGCAGCCAATACACAACCCATTCATTCATTTGTGATGCTCGCGGGCGCGCAGATGTGCGAACGGCCCGCCGTGTGGCGAGCCGTGTTGTTTCAGGTCATAAATTAAAAGCGACTTACTCGGCCTTGGATTTCGTTTTCGCGCTGTGCTTCTCGGCCCCTGGATCACTCGTCGTCACATCACCGTCGCGGATGCGCCGTGCTGTGTATTGATCCTCCGGCCACTCCATCGGCCCCTCGGCCTGAAAGTGTATGTTGCCGGTCGGGTGATAAATCACGCGGCGGATTTCATCGTTCTTCGGCCAGACTTTCATGGATCAGTCTCCAGGTCATATTCGGCTTCGACTTGTTGCACCTCGGCAGGATCACTGCCGGACGGGTATTGCGTGGTCAGGTGCACCAGCTTCAGCACATCCGGCACCAGCGGCGGGAAGTCGCTCACGCCCAGGTCGATGGTCAAGGTGAAGCGGCACTCGGCAATCGGGATAGAATTATCAGCCCCGGCATTGCCAAACTGGTGCGTTCTATTTCCCCGCGCATAGCCTTGGATTTGTGCTGCCGGATTGAGATACAGCGATGGATCGGTAAATAGGCCATTGGTCAGCAACACCCAGGCATCATCCAGAGTATTCTCGGCTGCGGCTGCATCATTGTTCTGGATGATGATGGAAAAGCCATAGAGTGCTTGGATGCGAAAGCGCGGCTCACCGGCATTGATGTCACCATCCGGCAGAAAGTCATCGTTGATAAAGTAGATGCCACAGAACGGGATTTTTTCCGGCTGTATCTGCTCGGCCTTGTTGGTGCCAAACTTGAAGCCAGCAAAGTTTGGCATTGCCTTGACGCGGCTCAACATGGCATCGCGCACAATCAGCGAATAGCTGCTGCTCATGGCTTCGATGGCACGATGCGCCGCAACGTCAGTGTGGTTTCACCGCCGCCGTTGGGATCGGCATCAATCACCTCGAATGATCCTTCAGCAAGCAGCCCGATGGGATCAGCCGGGATGTCGATGATGTCACCCTGCAATGGCAGCACGGCAAATTCCACCTCGCGAATATCCAGGATCACGCGCGTCTCGGAAATGATTGAGCCATCCATGGCCTGCACATCAATGGCATCCACATCAAAGATGCCGCGCGCGTTATAGGCAGGCTGGCTTGGCCAGCTGGCCAGCGGCGTGACAGTAATGGTGCGGCCAAACAAATCTTGCGCAGGCAAATACACATCAGTGGAGAAATTAACCGGCATGCATTTTCCTCACCGTGCGGCACCTGTTGAGGTTTTCCGTATCTGCTTGAACAATTTGCGCGCGGCGCGTCTGCCTCGGGCGCGCGATAGCCTGCGCATTTGCATCTTCTTGCGCTTGACACGCCCCATCTTGCGGCCGCGATACTGCAGGGTGATCGCGATGTATTCGAGCCTGCCTGGTATCCAGCGCCCATGCTCATCGCGCGGCTGGCTGCGCCAATCATGCCGCCAGTGATTGTCCAGCCAATCATCACGCGATGAGGCCCAATCCGTGCGCGCCCAGGCTGCCCTGCTGCCAGGACCATGCTCACCATGAATGCGGCGGCGGGTGCCGGTAATCAGGTTGAGAATTTTATTTTGCCAGGCAGCTGACGGCGGCGATGGCAGGCTCAGCCAGTGTTCGCCAAGCCGGTTGATTTCACTCAAGCCGCCAGTGTTGATAGCTTGGCCAATGCGCTGGGTAGCATCACCACCGAATGGCCCGCCCAGGGTTCGCATCAAGAAATCTTCGCCCAGCTTTTCCAGCTTGTTGGACAATACTTTGTCCAGCAAGTTGTCATCACCTTCGACCAGGGCAGCCACCAGCTTGGCAATCTGGCCGACGCCGAGGCTGGGCATCAGACCGGGAAGCGCATGTAGTGGTAGAGCAGCGCGGTCACGGTATCGCCCACCACAGCCAGCGGTGAGTGGCTGCCGGTCTTGCTGCTGCCCAAGGGATCAAAAAACATCACGCGCGCTTCCTTGTGCGAAATGCTTCTGACCCCTGACATATTGAGGCCGCGAATGAGCTGTCCACGCGCGGCCTGCACCAGCAGAAACATGGCCTGCTTGAGTGCAGGCGGTGCATCATCCGGCAAGTCATAGCCGCCGCTGTAAGTGACAATCAGCGGCTCAGACCAGCTGGCCAGGCTCAGCTTGCCGGTAGTGTTTTCGAGCTCAAAATCCACCGCGTTGCCGTTGACCGTGACGGTTTCAATATCGGCATCGGCCACCGGGTAGTGCGTCAAAAAAATTCTATAATTCTCATACGGCGGCGGATCACCGCGCCAGGTTTCCTCAACCTTTTCCTTGGCGAACACGCGATTGCACATGGTCGCCACCACATCACTGTACCCATCAATCAATGACTGCAGCTGCACATCCAGGCTGGTGTCGGTCAGGCCAAATATTGATTTGAGTTCGGCCAGCGTGATCAGCGCATAGCTGTCGGCTGGTGTGATGACCTTGACGGTGATGTCAGCCATTTATTTGGCCTCGATCTGGAATTGCTCGAACAGTTCGCGCAAAAAGATCGCGGGAACCTCCTTATCGTCCGACATAATCGGCTGCGCGGTAAATGTTTTCCGATTGATCTCCCATCGAAGAATGGTCGGAGCTGCTGCACCGCGCTGGCCTGGTGGCCCAGCATCACCGCGCTCACCAGGATCACCCTTGAGCCCTGGCTTGCCGGGTCGGCCTGCTGAAGCCATCAGCTGCCAGCCTGCACCAGGACATTCCCCAGGCTCATCGGTGCGGGCGACAAAGCTGGAGCCGTTGAGTGCGACAACATCGAGGCGTTTATATTTGCCATCAGCAACAAAGGTGCCGCGAATATTCAGCAGTGGTGCATCCAGACCAGCAGCAGCAAGGCAAAGCCAATCCAGACTTGAACCTGGTGTGTTGGCGTTGTCGCGTTCGGCCTGATAGGTGCCGCCGTTGTGTCTGACAACATCGCCCTCGTACCAAACGCCTTCCTTCCATTCTTTGACTTTTGGCAATTTGCCAGGGGCACCATCCTTGCCAGCAATGCCTGGTGATCCGGTCAACCCGATTGGCCCCATGTCACCAGCTGCGCCAGGCTGGCCTGGGTCGCCTTGCACTCCTGCTGGTCCAGCTGGTCCCTGTTCACCAGGCAAGCCGCGCTCACCTGGTTGGCCTGGTGCACCATCTTTCAAATCAGCCAAGCGCACCTTGACCAGCTCAGCCATGTCATGGCGCAGGTTGGCAACCGATGCCTGCAGGGTGGCGATTGTGCTTTGCGCTTGTGCCTCGATCAATGCGCGTTCACGCCGCCATTCACGCTGCTCGGCTTCAAGCACTTCGGCCAAAGCCTCTCGCCAGGCTTCAAGCAGCGTTGCGGCGTCGTGCGATCCTGGCGGCACCATCAAGGAGGTTTCTGACTTCCCGTTGGATGTCATCACGGTGGCCTTTCGTTTCCGGTGCTTCACTCGGCGGCGCGGGTGGTGACGCTGGCGCTGCTGGTGCTGCCGGGATCGCCGCTGCCGCAGACAGCGGTACGACCTGTTGCTGCACGCGCGGCTCGTCTCCGAATTTCACGGAGTCGAAGCCTTCGATGTTGCGTGCTTCATTGGGCGCGAAAATGCCTCCTTGCACACCGCGGGCCAGCGCCTCAATGCGTTCCTTTTGCGACGACCGCAGCAGAGCTGCAGTGTCGAACTCGACATATTCATCAGGCTGCCCTTCAAGATCGAACAGCACTCCGATTGCTTCCTCAATATGATTGAGGGCAAAGCCTAAGCCTGAAGCAATCCAGCTTTGCATCAGCAGCTCGGTGGATGAATAGGTCGTGCCACCGATGCCGAGAATTTGCAGAGGGATGCGAAACGCCAGGGCGATGTGTTCATTGGTCAGCTTGAGGATGTCAGCTGTGGCAGCATCCTTGCTGGGTGTTGACCAGGGCATGACCTTCAAGCCAGAGGTCAGGATGGGAGTGCCGCCCTGCTTCAAACCTTTGGCCTGGTCATTCCATCTATCGCGCAACTCCTGCGTCTGGTCCCGGCTCAAGTTTAAGTCTGTTGACAGCACCGCGCTGGGGCGCGCTTCATTGCGATAGAATGAAGTCTGCTGAGCTGCGATGGCTGCACCGATGCCGATGTCCGAATAGGCAGCCACCAGCGGGCTTTCACCCATCAGCGGTCGCGGGAAGCGGCGCGAAACATGCAGGCGCACGTGCAGCACATCGCGCATGGGCACTGGTGTTAGTGCTTCGCCGTTGAGCCTTCTGGCAATGATGTCATTGCCTTCCAGGGAATAGAAAATCTCGCCGTTTTCCGCAATGCGCGGAAAACTCGTATTGCTGTCCATCAAGTGCAGTTCATCAATTTCATAGCGGGCATTGCGCAAAGCCAAGGCATAGCAATTGCCATCCAGGTAGAGCATGCGCGTGGCGTTGAGCAGGAAATCGGAGGCCGATTGGTAGTCATTGGGGTGACGCAGCAGCCGCGCCAGCGATGAGTTATCAACGCGATCGCGGCCGCCCTTGGTATTCAATCGCCAGTGATCACCGGGGCACATGGCCACTGTCTGCGCATAAGCCGACACGCAGGCCTCAACCATGGCTGACTGTGCACCGTTGACCGGCGTGTAACCCTTCTGCCACCAGTTATCGCCAACACCATCAGGCAGCCACCCTCCGGTGATCGGCAAATAATACGGGCCAGGTCGGTAATCGCCTTCGCCTTTACCGATAAGCTGGCCCGCAACGCGCGACAGAAATCCGCGAACCGTCACGAAGTGGCAGCCCGCGTTGAATAGCCAGCCTTCGGCTTGTTGGCCTCAGCTTGCTTGCTGTCTTTGGTCTGTGGTGCATTTGGATCAGGCCCGCTGCCGTCATCCTCATGCTCAGTCACAGGCACACCGGATGCAGCAAGATCATTTTCCTCCTGCGTCGGTGTCGGTGTGGTTTCGCTCGCAGTCTTTTCGCGTTCCTTGCTTGCCTTCTCGCGGGCTGCCTTTTCATCCGCGAGCCTCTTTTTTGTCGCGGTGACTTGTTCGCTGTCGGTCATTTGCTTTGTCTCCTGTTTTCAAAAACGGTGGTTCTGGCCCGCTGGGATACAACGGGCCAGCTTGACAACTACCAGGTGACGCCTGCCAGCCAGGCCACGGTGCCAGTGCGCCGGATAAGCCAGTTGATAGGCAGGATCAGCCGCAAGGCCAGCATGTCAGTCTGGAACATGGACTTGGCCGGATAGGCCACCACAGCCGGGGTGCCAGCCGTGCTGATGTCGGTCGGGCTAGTATCATCAAAATGTAGCGTAGCCTGATCCGAAATTTCGAAGCGCGGCCCATCACCAGTGACGCTGACGAAATCAGCGGCATCGACCACGATGACCGTGCCTGCTGGCACTGTGCCGCTGTCGATGACCGGCCAGCCACTCAAGGTGCCTCGCCCAATTTCATCGCGGAACGGAAACACACCAGCTCCTGGTGCTGCCACCAGGCCAATGCTGTTGACCTGGGCCGGGTTCATCAACCAGACCGGATTTCTGATGTTGCCCAAAGTGCCGGTCAGCAATGCATTGGTCAGCTGCTTGATGTCACCGGTCAATGCATTGAAGCCACCGCCAGCGGTTGGCGTCAGTCCTGACACGCCGTTGAGGATACCGGCAGGCCGGATGGTGGTGGATGCGTTGGTGTCCAGCAGCACGCTGTCGAGTGACACCGCCGTATCCATCTGGATGGCTTCGCGCAACAGACCCTCGATGGCCGGGATTGAATGCTCATCAATTTCCCTGGTCCATGTGGTGATCACCGCCATTTTTTTCGGGGTGAGTGTCTGCGAGGTGAAGGCACCTTGACGAACCGGGATTGGCAAACCTTCACCGACGAACGAACCCGCGATAGTTGGGGTGCGGCTCCTGGTCGGAATGACAATCTTGCCATTGCGGCCAAAGCTGAGCGTCAAGCCGTAGCCGGAAAAGCGCGGGAACACCGATTTCGGCATCAACGTTGACATGAAATCGACAACGATCTGCTGCACCAGCTCGGCGGCCCAGCCCACAGTTGTCGTCATGGCAGGTGCACTTGCTGCCTTGGTCTGCCACTCCACCACAGCCCTGGTTGCTTCATCATCGCCATAGACCGCGCGTGTCACATCGATGACCGACTTGCGTTGGCTTTGTGCCAGTGCCAGCAAGGCACCGGATCGGCACAGCAATTCAAGCGGTGAGACTTTCTTTGCTGCAACACTGAATGGCCGAGGCGATGGCACTATCGCTGGCGAAGCGATCGCGCGCGGCACCAGGGCGCGGCCGCCATCATCACTGGCTGCACCAATGTTGCGCTCGGAGTCGCGCAGGGCTGCCAGCAATCTTTCATCCTTGGTGATTTCAGCATTGCTGGTGTTGATCTTCTCGATGTCCTCATCGCTATAACCGGCATCACCTTTGCCAGCATGGAAGGCAGCAAGCTTGTCTTTCTTTTCAAGCAGTTGCTTTTCGCCATCAGTAATTCTTTGAGCCAACGACATTGTCGTGCCCTTTCCGTTCATCTTTTTGGGATCGGCATGCCCGCCGGTTAACCCGCGTTGCAGCAGCTCATTTCTTTTGCCATGCCCGGCGAAAATGAGACGCTGCGTTTCGGGTGAAATCTTCAGAGACTTGGCCACAGCCAATGCATTCGGATTGGCCGGAACAGAAACCAGTGAACACTCGAACAATTTCTGCTTGGTGAATTTGTAGCCGCTGAATGGGTTTTCCTTATCCAGCGGTTCATATTCCTCCGGCCGGAAGCCGACACTGACCGCGCGCAAAAATCCCTGCTCGACCAGGCTGATGATTTCATCAACGCGCGGTGATGTTCCTTTTTTTGCCAGCTGTAATGTGCCGCGCAGCTGCTTGTTTTCCACGCGCACATTCTTCCAGCCGCCGATGACGAAATCACTTTTGTGGCCGAACAATGCAATGGGGTTTTTCTCGGACTTAAAATTGTCCAGCCCCCATCCGTCCTGTATGATGATGTCGCCCATCAGGTCTTTCGTTTCGTCACTCATGACGAACTCGAGGCCGTCAACCTTGTCCTGCAGATGCTGTTTGCGAATGAGGCCGCCTGCGCTGCGTTCCTCATCCCAGATTTCCTGGCAATCATCCTGGTCCAGCTCCAGGGTGCAGCGGTCCATGAAATCGGAATAATCCTCATCATCATCCGGTGGCGGCATTTTCTGGTTCATGGATTTGTTTCCTTCAGCAGCAGTCACCAATGCCGGATAGCCAAACACCCAGGATCACGGCACAGATCATCAGCAGGATCAGCACCAGCCATGAGCCATTATTCATTTTTTGCGTGAGGGTGTGGATGCACCAGCTGCGCCTAGCGGTGTCTCGATGGCGATGGCGAACTTGCAGGCTTCGCGCTGCTCCACCGGATGCTCGCGCGTCCCTGATCTGAATTTTATGAAAGCAATGGAGCGCGTCCACAATCCATGGATGGCAATGCCGCAGTCAGGCTGCGCGGTGATGGTGATTTCATCGCCGTCACTGTCGTACAGGTCGTTATAAAGATTGCCGTCCGTGGACACCTGGAATGTCAGGTTGGCCTCAGTAAATTCCTGCGGCACTGTGATCCTGACAATTTCCCCAGCACTGCAGTCAGCTCCATCAGACAGGCTTTCCCCAGCTTCGATGGTCGGCCCGTCAATGATTTCCAGCGGCATGTTGATAGCTCCTTTGTTCAACCAATAAGTGCTTCGATGTCGACTTGGCGGATGCGATCGCGCGAGCGCAGGCCCATCAGCATGGCCAGGGTCACGGCACCGTCGATGCGCATCCTGGATTTTTCTTTGTCGAGTTTGCGATTGCCGACCGGGTCCATGACCGCAATCGCATTCGCCATATTCCAGCTCAGGCAGGGATTGTTGGGATGGATTAGCTTGCGATCTTTGATTGCGATTTCCAGGGCATCAATGGCCGGAGCCATATCCTTGAAACCTTGACCCCAGGGCACCAGCCTTAGCCCGTCACCCTTGTCACCATCCTTGTGCGTGGCAAAGCCGATGCGGTCAAACTCGCGCAGCAAATCATCAATGCGCCATCTATCATAAGCCAGGGCGCGCACGTTATAGACCTGGCTCAGCTCAGCAATGCGGCTGGCAATGACTTGCTTATCGACTGACTTTCCGGGTGTGGTTTCAATGTGCCCGGCATTTTTCCATTCCAAGTAGCGATAATTGCCTGAGCCAAAATCCCTGAAGCTTTGTTCACCTAACGGGTCATCCGGCTTCCAGAAATATGGCTGGATGCGCGCCACATCATCGGTTGAACACATCAGCAGCGCGGTCAGGTCCAGCACATTGGACAGGTCAAGCGCCAGGTACACTTCTTCGCCTGGTGTGAATTGAACTGCCCCGGCGCAAGCCATCCATTCGGCGCGGCTGATCAAGGTTGCTGCTGGTGACACCCTTTGATTGAGCAGCAGGTTCCTGACTTTCGGTTCCTCGGCAGGCATGCGCTTTGCCTTGTCGATGGATGCCACGAAGTCATCACGGTCTCTAAAAATTCCCAGGGCCGGGTTGGCTTTTTCCCATTGCTCCTGGTCATCCAGGTCACAATCCTCATCAGCTGCGAACAGGTGGCAGACGATGGTCGGATCCTCACCCAGCCCATCATCAATCAATTGGCTCAGAACATGCTCAGGATCATTGCTCTGCGTGGAAATGACAATGAACAGCGGCTCGCGCGCAGCACCGAAAGAAGTATCCAGCACATCATAGAGGTCGCGATTTTTGGCCTGGGCCAGCTCATCATAAATCACCAGGGTGGGCAGGTATCCATGCTTGGTCCCGGCCTCGGCAGATATGGCGCGGTACATCGACCCCATGCTCCTAACCAGCATGGTCTTGGTGGAGGTGATGATTTCCACCTTGCGGTGCAGCTCGGGTTCGAGCTCAACAATCTGCTTGGCAAATTTGAAGATGATGCCAGCCTGGTCGCGATCATTCGCTGCTGAATAGATTTCACTGTTGTGCCTGGCTTCAGGGCCAACCAGGTGCGCCAAAGCCAGGCAGGCAATCAATGCGGTTTTGCCATTCTTGCGCGCCATCGACAGGATGGCTCGCCTCACCACACGTCTGCCATCCGGCAGCGCGGGTTCATAAATGTCGCGGATAAAATCTTTCTGCCACTTCTGCAGCTTGAACAGCTCACCCTGGCCGTTGCCGCTGGGCACGGTCAGACATTCGATGAAATCAATAACATCCTTGGCGCGCTGCCTGCTGTCCTTGGTGCGCTTAACCCGCGAGGATGAGGTTGCCAAACTTGCTTTCCGCCACTTCGCTGTTGCTGGTGGAAATGCGTGACCTGGCTGCAGGGGTGAAGCCAAATTCGCTTGCGAACCTCACCATGTCCTGGGCAGCCTGCCTGGCTGTCAGCAGCACAGGATTTTGCAAGGGTGTGCCATTGGCAGCTTTGATCATTAGGCCATGCATCTGCGGATCACGCGCCGATATTTCGGTGAAGGCTTCAACGGCCATGCGCCACACGGCATAGGCCTGGCAGTAAGCAGCCAGCGGCTTGGTATCAACACGGCTCAACAATTTGAGGCGGTGCAGCTCCTGCGCCACCTCAATCCATTCCTCTTTGGCATAGCCAACCAGGAAGGGCGGCGGCTCCAGTGTTTGCGCAATGGCAGGCTGTGGCTCATCCCTGGGCAATGTTTGATGGCCTGGGTTGCCGCGCAACAATCTCAGATGCGTCGGCACCCGACGCGGCCCGCGTTTGCCCATTGGTCAACTCACTGGTTGCAGCTTCACGGCAGAGTAGCGTTGCTGCTTGAGCTGCAAGCCATATTCATTGATGCCATCAGGCACAGCCACACCAGGTTTTTTGAGCAGCTTGTTATTGGCAAAAGGCCTGTAGTCAACAAAGTGGTGCCAGCGGCCAAATTTCCAGACCACCTTGGCCACATCAGGATGCATTTTCACCAGCAGCTGCGACTTCGGCAACGTGCCCTCTTTGACATAAAATTCATCGGTATTGCCACCGGTCATCCTCTGTGTGCCGATCTTCTTTTGCAGGAAGGCATTGAATTGGATGGTGCACCAATGCTCTTTCAGCATGCGCAGTGAAAGGTCGGTGTCCTCGTTGTATCTGCCGCGCCATTCAAACGGCACATCGTTGCGGATCAGGCTGCAGCTGTAGATGCGGGAATTGAGAATGATGGGAAGGTGCTTTTTCTTGCGCGGTGTAAACAGCTCATAGGCAGGACCAGCCATGGCCACGTTTTTGTAACGCAGACAGAAATCTTCCATGCATCTGAAAATGGTGCCGTCGCCTGCGGCAGTCTTGTGGTTCTGGTTGAGCCTATAAAAGCCAGCAATGTTGTCATCCATGATCCAATGCCAGGCATGGCCCTGGCCAATGGAATGTGCCCAGGCAAAATTCCTGGCTGGTCCTGGTCCTTTGCCCAATCCCTGCTCATCACCAGCAGGGTCACAGGTTTGATACTTGTCCTGGTATTGCTCAGGCAGCACCAGCAGCCTTGATGGATCAATCACTTGGGAATAGGCAGCCAGCTCCTGGTGCTCGACTATCACCAGGTAAGGAACACCCATTGCATCGAGGTGCCTCATGGTGAGGCGGCTGGCTGCTCTGCCCTTGGAGCAAATATAAACTGGAAATTGCGGGTTCATTCATTCCGCGGCGGATTGAAATTGCTGCTCAACATAACTTTCATCATCGACAGGTGGCACCCAAATGAATTTCGTCTTGTCGGTGAGCTGCTGGCCAACCTGCTGACAGAATTGCTGCACAGCTTCGGCATCCTTGAAATGAACAATCAGAGTGCGGAAGGCATTTTTGGCGTTCTGCTGAAACTCAGGCATGCCCACCCATTCAGCCAGCGGGTTATTTTCCGGCAGGCCGAAGGCTTCAATCTCGTTCTCGGTGAAGCCGGTGAGCAGAGCATCAAAGCCAAGCGTCTTGAGGTCGGCCATCTCCAGCTGCAGCAATGACTGATCCCAGCTGGCATTTTCTTGCAGCTTGTTGTCGGCAATCAGATAGGCGCGCTTCTGTGCTTCTGACCAGCCGCGAGCGACGATAACCGGCACCTCAGCCAGCTCCATCCTCTCGGCAGCCATCACCCTCCCATGGCCAGCAATGATAACCCCACGCTCATCCACCAGCACCGGAGTGGTCCATCCCCATTCACGGATGGATGCCATGATTTGCTGGATTTGCGCTTCCGAATGCAGACGAGCATTGCGGGCTGACGGGACAAGCGACAGCGTTGCCATCCTCTCAACTTTGTCAGCAGGCCAAGGCTTCATTGCAGTTTTGACCCCTCTCAAAAACCCTAGGGTTCTAATGCAAACGCTGGGGGCGCTCGGTAGTCCAGGCTCCCCTTTTAGATTTGCCATCCCCCCTGGCTGGCTAATGGATGGCACCCAGCCTGATGAAGCCTGGCGATGGCAGTCCGAACAGCATTGC